GGAGAAACCCTTGACCTTTTCGAACCTTATGACACTTTCGAATTTGTCATGCAGTTCAGACTTATGAGAAATCACAAAGATATTAGCATCCTTAATGACATAACGAATAATTTTTAGAAACTCATCAGTTCCAAATCCATCAAGTGAAGAATCAAACACTTCATCCATAATCAGCAGATTAGTATTGACTGAGTTTTTGACTCTGGCAACTTCCCTCCAAGTGAAGAGTAGGGCAAGGTCGATTCTCATTTTTTCACCCTCACTGAATGAACTATAAGAAAAGTCTTCGTGAATGGGTGACTTTACCGTTTCGTTGAACTCTTCATCAAGATGGAAGTTAATATAAAAATCCATCATTTGAAGATAACGATTCACCTGCTGATTTATGAAAGGAAGATACTTCTTAATTATCTTCGTTTTTACACCATCATCCTTGAGTAAGGAGTAGGCAAAATCGTAATAAACGATTTCTTCTTTTTTCTTTGAAAGGTCTTCGAATGTTTTTTGGAGATTGTCTTGAAATTCTTCTAACTTCTCATGCTCAGTATTTCTGTTTGCAAGGTTTTGGGTAATAGTTTGAATTTCAGATTCAAGGTCTCGGATTTGTCTCTGGTTGAGGGAAATCCGAGTATTGTTTTGAGAAATCTCATGGTTGAGTTTCGTAATCTCCTTAGATAGAACTGTGAATTGACGCTCTCTCTCCTGTTCTAACTTTATAGTCTCCTCAAGTTCTTGAAAACCTTTCTGGAGTTCCTTTGCTTTATTTTGAGCGTCTGTAATTCTATTTAACCTAAACTCTTCTTCTATGGTTTGAGTGCAGGTAGGGCAGACCGTATTTTCTGTAAAGAACTTATGTTCCTTTGTAATAGAAGATACTTTCTGAGATAGTTTGCCTTTAAGATTGTTAAGCTTTACTAATTTATCTCCCGCACCAAGAACCTCTTCTTGTTCTTTTGTAAATTTATGAATATTTTCTTCAATACTGGCATTTTCAGACATATAAATGCCAACTTCGGAATCTAAATTGGTAATCTTTTCCTTGTTGGTATTGATATTGGCATTTCCACGACTTTCAAGTTCCTCAATGAAACTTTCTTGCATCTTGATCTTATCTTTGATGTTTGGAGATCCATTTACTACAATATCAAAAACATTTGGTTTAATTCCACGTCGAACCAAATATTCACGATTATTGATCACAAATTCAATTTCAACAAGACAGTCTTTTTCATTGACTGTATTGACTAATTGAGGTTTGTTAATCTTACGAAACGGTTTATTAAAGAGAACAAATGTAAGTGCATCTAGAATTGTAGATTTACCAGCACCGTTTGTTCCAATAATAAGATTAGTATGATGTTCTTGGAAATTAACTTCTGTAAAAGTATTCCCAGTGCTGAGAAAATTTTTCCATTTAATCTTTTGAAAGGTTATCATTCAATTTCGGAGGAATAACAATATCGTTTGGAGTAACGACGGCATACTTGTAATTATACCGTTTACAGGTCAATATGGCAAGTGCATCATCCACTTCTACCACATCCATTTCAGTATCTTCTTGATCTTCAAGCATCATCGCATATCGAATTGCATCATCCTCCTCTTCAAAGAGAAAAAGAACTTTCTCACCATATCTGTTTTGTACAGCATATGCTCCGTCTTCTTTTTGATCTTTGAGAGTCAGAAGAAACATTACTCAACCTCGCAAGCTTCTGAGTATATTCTTGTATCCCAGAAGAATGTAACTTATCTATAAACTTCTCAAAATTCTTAGGTTCGGTTTTCTTCTTTACAATAACCTTTACAATTTTACCTTGATATTCACGAGTATCAAACAATCGATAGTTTGTATCCTCATAATAAACATTGTAAAAGAGTTTATAAGGATTGTTGATGGGAACAAACTCTAATGTATCAGTATCAAAAGTATGAAATCCACGAATATCATTTACATCATTCCAGAACATCTCATAAGGATTTCCTAAGTAGAAGATTTTTCCATTATTCGATCGAGTGTGATAGTGTCCCGAGAAGACAAGTTCGAACTTGTCAAATAGTTGGATCTCCATACCGTCTTCCATGACGTGTCCACGATGCGCTCTAAATCCGTTGAGTTCAAGGTGCCCCATCGCACACTTGCAAGATGTATCTTGAATAAGTTTGAAAGTAGTTTCCTCATTTTCTTGATTAATCCACGGTATAAACAAAACTTTAAGTTTATCCAGTTTAACTTCGGTTGCTTCCGAATAAACTTTTACATTTTCATATTGCTTTAACAATAAATCTACACTATTGACCGAGTTAGTATTTTTATAGTAAGCAGTATGATTTCCAACAATCGTATGAACAGTTACTCCCATTTGTTGGAGACGATCATAATAATTTTCTTTTGCCCATTCTAATGCCCACAGATCGATTGACCTACGATTATCGAAAGTATCTCCCATATCAATGACAGTTTTAATGCCATTTTCCTCCAAGTAAGGAAAGAACACTTCATCATAAAACTTTTTAAAGTAATCGTGAAGAAACTTGGAGGACTTACGAGCTCCGAAATGCTGATCTGTAATAATGGCAACCTTCATCGGTTAGTCTTGTAGGCGACGTTATCTTTGATCGTATTATAGTCGGAACTACTGCCAGAAAGCAAGCTATCGTCAACCATCATAACCTCATCAAAACCAGTTCGTTCAATGATCTTGGTTTTGATTTCTAGTTGCTTCTTCTCTTTCTGAATACGACGAAGAAAAGCGTAGTGAATGATTTGTGTAAAATATGCAAAAGGATTTTGAGACTTCTCTGGATTGAAATTATGAATATACTGCACACAATTTTCAATACCATCAGAGATCATATCGTCTCTGAACATATAGTTCACAAAGTTTGGTTTGTATGAAAGGTGCGTAGCGATTTTCAGAAAGCATTCCCCAAGATAGTTGGATATGGGTGGTTTGCCTTCCCAGTGCTTTGCCCTCTCTTCTTTGGGTTGCTTTGTTAAATCTTTATCATACATCTTTAAGTATGATTTTTCAACTTTAGTTCTATAAACAATTAATGCTTCAAGTAACTCTCTGTTGTTTACATAATGTTCGGATTTCTTCTTGGACATAACATCGGTCTTTGTAGATAAATTTTTGTTATGTATATTATAGCATACTTTTGGGGCTTGACAATACTCCAAAATATGAGTAGAATCCCTTTGTTCCCGTTGAAGATGAGACTCTAGCTTTCTTTATTATCTTTAAGACCTTTACGAAAAATATTCTCTAAGTTCTTTCTAGCATCTTCAACAGAAGAGATATAACCCATTTTATCTGATATCTTTACCTTACCATCTAGTTCGATATCAACATCTTCATCATTAAGATATCTCTCATAGAAGGTTATCATTTGACCTTCTTTTACTTCAGTCATAGTAACAATCTTATCGTATTTTACAATAAAGAAATCATCAGAAGGTATTTCCATCCATGGTTTTACCTTTACATATTGACCGATATGATTTGTAACGACTTTCATAATGACAGGATTTTGAAGAATAATGATAGGATCTCCATCATTTTCATCAATGCAAACTAATGCAAAGATCTCTTCACCTGTAACTAGTTTGATTGCTGCGTGAAACTCTTCTCCCATTAGTTTTTAAGCGGTATGTTTACAATATCATAATTAAAGTTTTCTTCGTTATAGACTTTGATTCTTTCTATTAGATGGTTGAGTGTATAATTTTTTCTTGACTTATAACTGATATCATCGGCAATGTCATATAGAGTTGCCTTTGTTTTGTTGTCGCTTTTTCTTAGAACTCTTCCGATTGATTGGAGGTTTCTGATTCTTGATTTACTAGGGGAAGCAAAGATGACATTATGTAGATTTCTAATGTTAATACCAGTAGAAAAAGTCCCGTAAGAAGCAACGATGATTGCATTATTTTCTTTCTCAGTGATTTCTCTGACTTTTTCTCGGTCCTCAGTATCTACACCACCGTGTACAAAAAACACATGGCGATTCTCTGCGATACTCTTATTTATGAGATCGTATAAAGGTTGACCGTGACCTTCGACTCTGGAAAATAGAATTAAAGTATTACCTTTAAGATCTAAGGCAAGATTGCGAATAAACTTGTTACGTTTATCGTGATTGATGATGTATTGAACTTCATCCTCAAAAGTCTCAAACTTATTCGGTGGGTGTTTCAATAGAAGAATATTAATATCCAGTTTGGCAACATGTCCCTTCTGCATCAGTTCTTCTGTTCTGATGATTTTGTATGAAGGACCAAATAATCCTTCTAGAACCCACTTATGTGTCTGTGTACCATCAAGCGTTCCTGTAAATCCAAAACGATATTTTGCATCAGAAAGTTTTGTCATTATAGATACTAATGACTTTGATTTAAACTGGTGTGCTTCATCTCCAACGACCACATTAAATCGTGAGAAATATTGTCGGGGAAGTTTGTAGATGGACTGCCAGGTCGTAATGATCACCTGAGAGTCCGTTTCTCTTTCTTTTCCAGCATAGATCTTGTGGCAAAATGAACCCACATCCCACCCATAATCTGCAAAGTCTTTATACATCTGTTCTACAAGGGATGTCGTTGGAACGACTATCAACGTATTTTGCCCTTTCTCAACGTAATATCGGACAATCGAATATATCATCAACGACTTTCCAGAGGCAGTTGGAGATATCAACAACTTTCGATTATGTTTTAAAGCGTCGTATACTCCCTCAACTTGGTACTCACGGGGAGCATACTTGCAAATAGAAGTCATATAGTCCTTTACGCCTTCCTTTGAAATCATTTCATTGACTTCAAATGGAAGACCATAAAACTTATTGTTTACAAACTCATAAGTGTATTCGTGATTTTCACAGAAACGAGTGAGTTTATCTAAAAGACCAATATAGATCTCACCAGTTTGAGTATTGAATAATCGTATTTTTCCATCCCAGTGTCTGTTACGAAACTGCGGCATAAACTTGGCACCTGGTACGTCAAATGTGAACTGATCCGCAAGTTCATAATAGACGTGTGGTTCTGCCTTTACCTGAAGATATACCTCATTCTTTTTAGATATAACCAAATGTGACATACGTTCATATCAATACAAAAATATTTATTGGTAATAAAAAAGAGGCATTTCTGCCTCTCAGTTAGAATGTTTTTTTACCCATAAAGTAACAGCACTAATAGAAACTCCAAAATAAGATGCTGCTTCTTTTCTTGAAATGAATTCAATACCCTTATAAACGCAGGATTTTACTGGACCTTTAAATCCAGTTTTGCCTTTATTCCAAGGAATATTACCTTTCATTCTTTCACTATGTTTTTTAGAAGATTCTTTTTGAGAATCTGTTCTATTTTCGCCTATAAGAACTTGTTTTCCCTCTTTATATTTGTATCCTTTTTTATTTGGTGGAAGTTGTCCTCCCTGACAAAAATTCCACCCGATTAACTCATTTGGTCTATAAAATTTTTCTAACTCTAGTGCTTCTAATAAAGATAAATTATTTTTAATAATTTCAATATTAGCACCATTTTTTATAGCACCTCTTACTTTATTATTGTCTCTGGAATTTTTGTGTTCTTTAAACCTTGTTAAAGGGTCCTTAGATATTCCAATGTAACCTTCATTGTGTGGATCTATATGTTCTTTATATCTTATCCAATATACGGAATACATATCATCTATCGCATTATTAAGTATTTATAATATTAAGGACCTCCATATCCAGACTGAAATCTCATAAATTCAATCGCATTTTTGATTTGAAATGTTCGATTAGAAATAGTCTTAATAACTTCTTCTAAGAACTTCAACATAATGTCATAGTATCTTATTTTGAGTTCTACTTTACTTAACTTCTCATCGCCATCCATATGCCTCTGCAATGCCTCTTTGTCCCGAACTTTATATGGGAACGGTTCTTCTTCATAAACCTCTATGGGTGCCTTTCCAGTGTAGTAGTTATACCTTTCAAGTTTAACTCTATTGTAAGTCTCTCTTGCTTTTTCTCGCAACAAAGTGATTGTATTATAAATGGTATAATACTTGGAGTGAAGTTGAGGAATTTTTAAAGACTCATCGTGTAAATTATCAGGATCAATGACAGAATCTCTCTGCCACATCTCCTGAATTTCATCAAGATTCATTTAATCGAACTAGTTATAGTGTATACAGTATACTTGAAAGATGCCTGTGCTGTAAAGTACTGGATGTCAGTTGGTGTGGCATCAAAATCAAGAGAACTTAATGATGTTGGGAATAAATCTAAAAACTTAACTTTTGCAACCTCTTTGTAGTTACTATTTAAAACTCTTAGAGTACCATCACTAAATGCTTCCAACATATCTCTTTGACCTGCATCATCTGTTGTCAAATTTTTAAACTGCTGAGTAGTTTCTGGAAATCCAAGTCCAGTTAACCAATTATAAACAGCAATATAATTTTCCATATTCTCATCAACAATAAACCTAAGAGTCAAATCTCCATAGGTTAATTTCTCACCTGGTACATCAATGTCCTTCAAATATGAAGGTTGTATTGTAGTTGCAAGAGAAATCTCTGGTATTCTAGCACTATTGGCGAAAAAATCTACTTGGGGATACTTTGCCAAAGTAAATTTAAATCCAACAGTTGTTAGAAAATTTCTATTTGAAATTTGTCCAGGAAAATTGCAATTAGACATTATTTCTTCTTAGTCGGAACTACCTTTGGAATGCTCATATCAACTTTCACTCCCAAATCTGGAATTTTTGGTTTTGGTTTTTCCTTTGTCACTGGTGTAACATCTAAGTTTCTAACACCAAAATCTTTATAATCTTTATATCCAAGATCTTTTGTTGTTTGTGTCGTTAAATCATATTGGCGGTTCCCGTGATAGGGTCCCCTATCAATAACTGGTGCAGTAATTGATCTACCAGTTTTTGGATCGGTAATTTTAACTTGACTTCCTAGTGGCAACTTTTTATGTGCAACACCACGAGTACCTGGTGTTAATTTTTGTCCAGAAGCAGTTGGATTGCCGTATAATCCAGGTCCATAAGAACTGGTTGATACTATTGCACCAAAAGGAAGTGCCTCATTTATAAACTCTTTAAAAGTTTTCACTGATCAGTCTGCGATAATTAGATTGAACCACGATTCACTCATACCCGAGATAATGCTATCAGCAGACTCTTTGTCTTCTGCATAACCTTCATTAATTAGATGCTCAACAACTCTTTCGTAGTTCTTATGAATTTCTTGCGATTGTTTTGGAGTTGGTTTCATTGTTACTACTAGTTTTATTTTTATTTAGATA